GCTGTGTCATTATACTTTGTCTGTGTTGTTGATGTAGTAATATCGCCAACCATTTGAAAGTGTTGCTTAGTCATCTCATCATAAATACCAGCATTGCTCATGTTTAATAGCAACTCTGTGCCGGAAACAGCGGTCAATAATTGTGTTGGAGGAGTAAAGTCTGATGTGTACAGTGCTGTACCTGCAACATATCTAACATTTGAGATATAACCGTCCATGATGTAAGCGGTAGATCCCTTTCGTCCTATCTCGAGATAGCTTAAGCTCCCTGTTTGTAAAACAGTAGAGCTAGTCAATAACAACGTTCCATCTATAAACGCTCTGGTTGTACCACCAGAATCTCTAGAGACAGCTATATGCACCCAGCTGTTTTTCGGAGCTATCCACGAGGCGGATATATTGGTTGAACCGTCACCAATATAAAATGTACTGGTACTCCATTGAATATAATATTTTATATTTGCCGCTCCAATTAAAGCTCTGCTGCCTGAACTATTAATCCAAACCCATCCCTCAATAGTATATGTTGTGGCACCAAGATTGCTCACTGGTGTAATATCTGCGGTGAGATAATCGCCACTACCATCAAAGGATGCTGATCCGCCATGAACGGTTGGATCATATTGATCAGATGGAACATATGGTGATACAGAGATAGTACCACACTGACCATATGAAGTTATAGTGTGATTATTAGTTGAATTATCAATGAATCGATTGTTTTGACAGGTCAGTAGGCTAGTGTTGGTGATGGCAGTGAGGGGCTCGGTAGCCGGGGTAAATGCTGATGTATAGACAGCTACACCTTTAACAATTCTTAAATCAGAAATCCAACCATTCCACAAATTACCGGTATCACCTGATGTGCCAATCTTTAAATCTTTTGGCGAACCATTGTAATAGACAATAGTACCAGTTTCACTTTGAGCACCACCGGAATCAGCAACCCCATTAATGTAAAAATAAATGTTATTATTATTTCTAACTACAGCAACGTGAGTCCATTCATTTTCTGGTACTGTATCAGTAGAAGTCTTGTTTACGGACGCTGTTGTCCGGTATGATAACTGAAGTTTATTTGCATTTGTTAATCTAAAAATAAATGCGCCGCCAATCTGCCAGTTGTTAACAATTCCTTGCTCTGTACCAGAATCTGTGGGATATATCCACGCTTCGATCGTAAAATCCCCATCATCAAAAACAAAATCATTTGAGGCTGGAATAGTTAAATAATCTCCACTACCATCAAAACTAGCGGCCCATCCAGAAGGTGAGTAAGGACTTGATGATATTTGATATACATCGCCATAGCGTGTTATAGTATGTCCATTAGTAGACTCATCAACAAACGTGTGGTTATTTAGTACTGATGTGGATTTTAACAAGATATAATTGTTGTTATAGTATTGATCAGCTGCGCCAAACGCTAATTTAAACGAACTGACCGCTGTCGCCAGATTAACACCATCAGAAGCAGTGAATGTAATACTAAATTCACCAACATCATCTTTATCAGTACTAGGAGTAATAGTGAATACGTTACCTTCTTGCTGAACTGTAGCAGTACTTCCCAATGCACCTGAGGTAACAGTATAACTCCATGTGATAGGAAGTTCTTCCGGATCCTGTGCTTCTAGTGTTAATACGATCGGTGTGCCATCGGTTGCGAATGCATAACTTCCATCCGGACCAACTATAATTGACGGATTGGTATTAACAAGTGCAACGTTAAACCATCCTGCGCCGGTGTAAATATACAATCTGGAAGTATCTGTGACATACGCCATTTGACCAGCGACATTACCAGTCAACGGCAATTCACTTTGATACACAGAGAGTAGATTTATTTCGTCTGGTACAAATTTAGTTCCAGACCAGACCAAAGTTTCTCCGGCTGCTGGAGGCGTTGTAGTAACGTCAACGTCGGACAATTCGGTTAATTGAATTCCGCTCTTTTTAACTTTCCACATCGATAGAGCTGCTTCATACTCATACGTTCTACCATATCTGATATATGTATCGCCGTCACTTGGATTGCTTGGAAATGCCATTTTATGTTCTTTCTATTTTAATTAGCTTTGAAGAAATACACTCCGCCAGAGTTATTATATCCAGTTCTATTTTCGCCAGTGTTGACTATGACAATGTGTTTTCCATCTGCACTAATATTACCCCAGTTAGTAGTTTGGGATCCTTGCAGACCAGTGAAAGTAAAAGATGCAGCACCTTCAAGTTCACTTATATTCCAGCTTCCATTGGAAAACGTTAAAACTTTGGGAGACGTATTAGGAGAATTACTAAATTCTAATAAAAAATTTCCAGGTCCCACATTGCCGGAGAATTTAAATCTAGCCGGGTCAAAGGAGAGGTCATTTAACTCAGTACCTGTGACGCTCCAATTCAGGGCAGAATCTCTTTTATAGCCACTGATTCCACCGCTACTATTATTCCTATATACTACGTATTGTCCATCAGGAGAAACTGCATTCGCCAAACCAAAGTTACCGTATGTTCCTGATGCTGATATATTAACAACTAATTGATAAGTGGTTCCGTTCCATTCATATATATGGAATTTCCTTTGCCCACTAAGTACATCCTGGATCTGACACGAAATTACATCTAGATTAGAAGAGCCTGCTGGAATCTGCGAATACTCGTATGTACCATAGGTATATGAACTTGTATCACCTCTTAAAACCCAGTTTGATCCAGACTTCTGATATACTATCATATGTCTAGGATCATAAAGACAACCAACCAGTATACGGGTTCCGTCTTGACTTAGTTGAACATATTCTCCAAAATAAGATGAGAATGCACCATAATTTACCGTGTTCTGCAAACTCCAGTTAGATCCGGACCCAGACCAGATTTCAAACGATCCATAATTACCGCCTGGGCGATCATCGCCTCCACGAGAAACAGCTATAGTAGTTCCATCGCCGGATATAGAAACATTCATAGCATATCTATCGCTAATATTAGATCCTGTATATGCTAATGTCCATGTTGATCCGTTTCGTGTATAAACTCGAAACGTTGCCAGAGAGTCGGCAGATGATCCTACGACGGCGACAGTTCCGTCATCATTTATTGCCGCTGTTGTAAGATTAGCATTTGTAACGTTCGTTGTTAGGACCGACTGTAAGGTTCCACCTGAAGTCCAACTTGGAACGAATGACAGAGTAAATGAACTAGCTGATGTCTGAGCTAGATTGATACCATCTGACGCCGTGAACGTTAGATCAAATGTTGCTGCAACTGTTCCAGGAGTAATTGTGAATTCAGAACCATCATTAGTAACGGTAGTATCTTCTAACGAACCAGATGTAACAGAATATGTCCATGCGATAGGAACTTCTTCCGGATCAACTGCAGCCAATGTAATCACTGTAGGAGTACCATCGTTATTCAGTTCATACGTTGCATTTGGTCCAACCGTGATTGATGGAGATGTATTAATTAATGCTACTGAAAACCAGCCTGCACCATTCCAAATATATACACGATTATTTTCAGAAACTACTGCTATATTTCCTGCTATGTTTCCTGACAGGGGAAGTTCTGCAATAGTTGGATATATCTTTGGGAGATTAACAGTGGACTTGGTAAACAATGTACCATCGCTGACTAATATATCTCCCACATCAGGGGTTTCGAATTGATCCATGCCAATGATGTCAGATGTCTTCGGAGCGATAGAGACCGGATGCCATGCACTTTTCAATGAAGAATACTCATAAGTTCTACCGAATGTAGTATAGGTATCTCCATTTTCTGGATTAAGTGGGAATGGTGATGACATCTGTATTAGATCCAATTAGACATTAATTGAGACAAAGCTAAATCATGAACTTCTGCAAGGGTCTCTAGAGAAATCTCTGCAGAAACGTTATTGGCAAGTTTCCAATTGACCATGGCGTTTGTATAACAAGCGGCATATGCACTAGGACCAGTCGATCCACTAGAACGAGCCTTTGTATATTTAGCTGCTGCATTTGTTAGATAATATCCCATCCTGGTGATACTTTCTTCATTAGCATCAAATACCATATCATTCGCCGCAACAGTAGACGTATGAATCTTTTCGGCACGTTTAGCTTTACTTCCCTGTAAAGGCAGTTTCTCGTTAACGAATACCGAATTGATCTTATATACTTGAGGTTCTACTAACTTAGGTTCTTTTTGTAACATAGAATATCTCTTTTAAAGTTCTGTGAATAGATCTAGTCTAATTGTCGAGATCTCTGTGGAAGGACCAGCACCATCAACCTGAATCTGGAGCGCTCTAGAATCGAGTTCGATCGGATCAGACGACCAAGTAATATCAGCGTCACCGGCATTGAGTGATACTAGCGTCGGTGTTAATGTCACTGGAATAGTTCTCTCCTTGACATGAATAGATGTCGGCGCTACTGTTTGTGCGGCAAAAGTGATCTCATACTTTTGTAAAGTTTCTGCACGAATCTGGTATTCGTATAATGCACCAGCTATTGTGAGAACGAAGAATTTAGTTCCATCATCAGATAGATACGCATCAGTTATAACTGCATCCGGATCTCCATCTAGAGTAATTCCTGCTGGGAACGATGTCCCGAGTAACACAGATGGATCATCTTTAACCACCTTCATCGAACCAGTACCAAATCCGTCAGAAGTACCTCCAGATCCACAGAAGATTATGATACTCTTATCCGAGTTAAACCTTTCAAATGCTCCTCGATATGAGGCAGTAGTAACGTCAGCAGTTTCATTTCTGGTAAAATTAAAGTTTGCACTTGATGCAGTCCAATCACCTGTTAGCGAAGTGACGTCCCAAGCAGAAATACTAAGAGCGACTCTATTTGCTAAGTTAGAGCTAGACGTACTTGTTGTAAGGAATAATATAACTAATGAGGTACCTCCTTGATCGATATATATATCAACGTTACGTAAGGAACTATAGGTTGAGTTAGTAATATCAGGCGAGGCCCAAGTACTACTAATAGTATATGGATCCCATGGAACCATTAACTCCGATTGAGTAATTCGAATGTCAACAACGCCAATGGAAAAGAACGTGAACATTCGTGTACCATCGTCTGAAAATTGAATTCCTAGAAATTTCTCATAAGTTTGACGCATGTCAATATAGACACTAGCGAATCCAAACTGAGTGGGAGGTATAACTCCCCTAGCATCTGGAGACATTGTGGTAGTATCCCAAGGAATTTCTAAATTATAACAAGCTATTCCATGCTTGTATAGTTCACCAGAAGATTCGGAATTAAATGCAACGAACAGTTTCTTTCCATCAGGAGAGAACGTCATTTTTGGAGAAGGTCCTTGATGAACATCCAGAGTGGTCGGATCTCCTCCATAGCCTACATTAGCGATATTTAATAATTTATTACCATCTGTCACATCAAGGCTTATATAAGGAAGACCATCTAGAGTTTCAGTAACTCCAGTCAAAACAACTTCGTCCGATCCATTTAAGATTATAGTATCACCGACTTCTAATTTATTAGACTCTATGTGACCAACGACTGCGGAACTAGTGGTGACTGTACTATTCTCCAACCATAATTGTTCGGTGATAGAAGATACTCTTGATGCATCGTTAGCAAAGGAAATATTCGCTTTCAGATCATTGATTAAAATAACTTCTGAGGGAACTTCGGTTAGTCCCGCAGTTGATATATCAATTCTAGTTGGAATGTTTAGTCTAGTATAAACGTCTACCAACCTATTATAAGAATTAGCAACACCACCCATCAATGTCGTATGACGCAGGTCTTCTGAAAATATTGCTCTAGAATAACCGTTATTGCTAGTAGACCCAAGTAACCCACCAAAAGTGCTGGTAGATAGTATGGTTTCTGATGGGCTGGTTACATCGAATGGTGGTGAAAACGTTATTAACTTAATATATGGACCAGCGGCAACGTCATCATAATAAGTCATCATATATTTACCATTCGGCGTAATATGTGCGTATGTATAAGTAGTTTGATTACTAACTAACGATACTGTTCCGTAGTCAACGATGGACATGGAAGTGACTTCAAATGGAGTTTGCATAGTATACTTACTATATCCACCGTTAGGCTCAAAAAGCATCATTGTTAGCCCATCTTCACTAATAGCCCCAGTAGTCCATTCTGAAAATGTAAAACCACTGTTCCATGTATGAGTTACTAAATTATATGCAGTACTAATATCATAACGTGTAGATAAAGTATATCGATGCATCCGATAAAGAGTAGTTCCCATGAAAATATATCTACCATTATCTGCAAAAAACCAACCATGATTATTGGTCCCTTGATCTAGTGCAGATAAATTGACTCCTGATGAAGTCATAGTAGTAACATCAAATGGAGTACTCAAATTATATTGAATAAGACCAGTGCCGGTTGCGTTCGACCATAACTTAGTACCATCATTACTAAATATTCTCTGACCTGGATAATTAAAATTAATTGCCTGTTCGCCAGTGACAGTCCAATATGTATTGTCATCTATTTGTCTAGTAATTTCAATTCCACCGGTAGGATTATTTTTAGCAACCGACTCTGCGGTAACTTCATGATATTCGCCGTCACTTAACTTAACTAAGAGTTTATCACCAGGCTGTACGTCAAGGTTTTGATATGAAACTAACTCAGTCGCAGATGATTCTGAATCTAGAATAATTCTAGGATGTCTAGCTTCAATTTGCGGAGATGCTAATGCCCAATTTCCTTCACCGACTTCCTGTGAATATATTTTACTTGTCCATTTTGAATTTCTAGAAAGTGCTCTCATATTAGAATTCCCAATCAATAGAAGAAGAGTCGGTTCCAAATACGCCTATGATAATAGCAGTATCTGCTTGAAGATTTATAACTACGTCTGATACTAAAATATCATACTGAGCGGTTGAAGATATACCAGCTCCAGGTAGTGTTGCATATATGTATATAGAATGCGTTATGTCGGCATTATCAGCTGCAGGAAGAGTCCATGAAATAGAATCTTCTGTTCTGACAAACGTACCTCCTGTGACAGATACATAATATGTAGCCAAAGGATCATAGTTTGAAATGGTGATCGTTGTGGTTTCCAATTCGTTTATAGTAGAAACCTCTCCGGACAATACCGGAGTGTCTACTGCCACTATAGCTGGAATCGGTCCATTTGGTCTACGAAACCAAATTCCATTAGCGGCAGACCACTCGAAGGTCTTACCGCTATATGTAAATGTATCCCCATCAGCTGGGGAAGATGGAAAGTTAATTGATGCCATCTTTATTTCCCCTTTTAAGCCTGTGACTCAGACCAAGTAATTCTAGCACTGGTTGAGAATGGGTTACTGGATTTAATACCACCAGTGTCCACAACTTTAACAGCGACTGTCAATACGTCTGGTCCGTTAGGATAGGTTCCGTCTCCACCTAAAATACTGTTACCCATGTCGATAATTTCTCCAAGAGCGAAGTTCGTAGCCAAGGTTCCACGTTTACCAGTACTGTCGATAGTACCTCCAGATGCTCGGAATGAAAATACTTCCGTTCCACCAGAGATCAAATCACCTTGTTCATGTTCCACCAACTGAGACAATGACGGGTTCTTGACAGATTGCCAATTGACATTACTCAAATCGCCATTCAAAATCAACTTAACTTCACAGTCGTGAGATAGGATCAAACCTACTTCATTCAACTGCAACTGCATACGGTTGATAATATCACGAGCACCCAATGCACCACTTAAGTTAGTGTCGACGGATGGAGAGAGTCGTAATGAAACCAATGGAATCGTGGTAGTTCCCAAGTTAATGCTACTATCTGAACTAGCGGCAGAACCAAGTGTAACCGCAGTTGAAGTAGGAACATTAGGATAAGAACTTGGTTGATTTCTAGAAGTACTTAGGTAGATATACACATAAACGTTGCTGCCAGAATATTGTGTATATGCAACCTCTTCACCATCTAATTCGTTAGAAACGGTGTATAGTTTCAATCCAGTATAGAATTTAGATCCATCAGTACTTGGGAAAGACAATCTTAAGTACCAATCATACCTTCTTTGAGCGTAATTATATTGGAATGTTAGCGCACTATTAGCATTTGTGGTAGCAGTTAAAGTATCTCCGTTAGAGAACGATAATGACTTGGAAGGAGCGGTGAACAAATATGCTTTGTCATCATCAAACCTACCATCCATAATAACAGAAGTTCCCCAGTGGAATAGTGTTGGTGCATACGTTGGATTAGATCCATTCTCAATTTCATACTTGGCTGGTAAGTTACCAGAACGCATATACGCTTCATCGAGTCTGTTATTATGTAGGAACGAATGTACGTAACGAACATGACCGTTTCTATCTTTTAGACCGAATCTCAATTTACCAGCACCATACCAAGAATAATCCATGTACGCCATTTGAATCTTGTCTAAGTCTAACAAGAATCCTTCTGGACCAGTTCCATCACATACATCTTCGTTCCACTCTTCTTGTGGAACTCTCACAGTTTCTGTCTTGGTGATGATGACTCCGGAAGCACTCAGTCCACGATATTGAGGTTGAACGTTGAGTGTAGAAGTTCCGTCAATGTAAACGACTTTATATGACATACCACGAATAACGATCTGATCTCCGACGGATAATTGACCACGGAAGTTTGTATTAGTTCCAGTGATAATACCACTACCCTTTACAACTGTTACTGTTCCGCTCAACTGAGTTGTCGAAGAACGCCTACATGCGTATAGAGTTTGTCCGTTATATTCGTAGAAGAATCCGTTTTGATCATCGAACATACCAGCACGGATATATGCATCAGAATATCCACGTAGGTTATATTGAATAATACCTGATGGATTAGAAACAGACGGAGCATTGTCTAGAGTAATCGTGAATGTAGAATCGTCTACAACCGTGATCGTCTGTTGTACATTATATGATTCATCACTCGCTCCACTGATTTCTATCAATTGACCGTCAGACATTCTATGTGGATACTTGGTCGTACAAGTCACTAAAGTACCTGTCGCTGAAATTGTATCTAAGATCACTGGAGGATTGAAGTTGATCGCCAATGATGTCTGAATACCTTTACCAGACTGATATCGGAAGTACTTACGTGTTTGGCGAGTAATTCTTGATAGAGGAGCGGTTCCCGCTGCAATCTCAACACCACCGTCGAACGGTCTATGTAAAGAATATCCATCTGGTCTAGTATATACCTTAGTCTCAACAAAATGTAAAGTTGATGCTGATGTGAATGTCAGAGGTTGATCAACTGTTAATGTAGAATCTTCTGCAATGGCAGTTACTGCAAATCTAGACATACCTCCAGGAGTAGCATTATTATCTTTGACATAGATAGTGTCTCCGACTTTAAAGTATCTCTTGAATAAAGTATCTGTTCCTTTAATTATATTAGAACCTACGGTCACGGCGACTGTTCCTTGTGCAGGAACAACCCCAGCCAAACTAGTTGATCGGAATGTATGAGTTCCAGTCCCAGCTGTTAGTGTGATTCCTCCAGCCCCATTTGATGCTTCAGAAGCGTCATCGGAAACAGAAATATGTTCGTCATCGATTACTACGACATAGTATGTATTTCCATTCGTCAATTCTGCGATATCTGCATTACCGCCGTTATCATATATCACTGCGGTTCCAGATCTGAAAGAATGTGTTCCAGTCACTAATGGAATCACACTACCATTAATAGCAGATGCATCAACAGCAGCTGTCTGCCCATTGATTGCTGCGTTAGTCTGTATTTCAATCGAAGTATCACCTACAGCGGAAGTCTGATAGATTCCATCAACAACACCTAACTGAGCTGCAGTAGTAAATGTAATTGGTTGAGTCCCAGAGTTAGTCAGGTCTACGGAAATACCATTCTTAGTTACTCTAAATCTATCATTACTGACCAAAGAAACATTAATCGAATCTCCGTTATTCAACGACGGATATACCATATTAGTATCATATGCGGCTAATATAGATTGGGTAAATGGATTAATCCAAGCCGTATCATCAAATGTACTAATATTATCTACCGCAAAGAGAAAAGATAGTTCAACGGTTCTACCTTGCCAATATGAGTTAAAGTAACTATACGTGTATGTATTATTATTACTCGAAGTGATCGGAATCATATTGGCAGTTGAGTCATACCAATTTGTAGTATCTCCTAACTTGGTAAACTTCAATCTATAGTGTGTCACTCTCTGCGTACCGTAATAGAAATTATTCGCAACTGCAGCATACTTATAAGATGCTCCGCCAGGAACGGCATACGTTGTATTACTAACCGCAGAAAGATATCTATAATTACTTATAGAGTTCCATTGAATATTCTCTTGGAACACATTATAATATCGTTCTGTCGCAGAAGTAAAATCTGTCGATCTGACCAGTAGATAATATGGAATAGAAATATTAGGCGCCCAATCAGTCTGCATCGCCATATGGTATCTATTTTCATAAGTAGTCCCAGTAAAAATATTTGTAGGACTTGTTGAATTCATTACCGCTGGATTGTAGTAATTCAAACTAGCGTTAACCCTTGATCCAGTATTGCTATAAACCGCATAGTGGTTTCCAGTAGTTAGGTTATAACTGGATAAGATATTTGGAAGACCTCCATTACCAAATATAAGCGTATTGGTTGCACTAGTGCCGCTATACGTAGTCATATTAAACGGAGTAATAGAATTATCCGAAAAATATGACTGAATCGCATCGTCAATGACATTAAAAGTCTGTGGTAAAGCATTAACAGTATTTGGATTTACTATTGGGGCTACGTTTCCAGTAGTGGTTGTAGGAAGGGATCCTCCATCTGAAGTTGAAACTATAAGTTGTTGATTGGATACGTATCCATGATCGGGAAGGTAGAATGAGTTCGCAGTCTTCTTCTCTCCGACGTATGTGAATTCCTGAACACCCGTAACTGAATATAATTGACGACCTCTAAACTTAAATCTATCCTTTGATAAAACATCTACGATATAGGTGCCTGTAGGCAAATTACTAACAGAAGCATTAGCAGAATATGAAGTGACTGGAACGTGCGCCTGAATAGGCGAACCTGAAGTTGCTCCGTTATATGTGACTGTGTCACCACTCTTCAATCCATGATCTTCAATGTAGATAGATTCGCCTTCTTCATCATACACTAGTGGTATCAAGAAAGTTGTAGCTGCTGGTGGATTAAAGTTATAGGTTCCGTCATAACGGTATTTGTTGTACCAGTATAAACCATATGTTTGTTGAGACCAGTATGAAGTATTAGTAACCCAGTTTTGAGTAGACCAACGACTGAAATCTTCAATAAAGTTATACTTCATTGGAACTGAATCAGATTCTATTCCATATCCCCAATTAGGAGAACCGCCGATCCAGTATGAAGTTGGCCATTGGACATATCTATTTACCATTAAATATTGGCTGGCGTTGTTTGTAGTGAATGGCATTAACGTGAGAAGTGACGTATTTCCGCCCAGTGGAGTATTCGCTCGTAAATCCCAACCGCTACCAGTGCCACCAGTCTCGTTCGCTACATGGGAAAATTGTGAATAATATGCGTTATATGGAATATAAATTCTACGAACTTCATATACTAGATGCAAAGATGATCTACCAAAATCATATGTTCCAGTAGAAATAAAGTCGACGGCTGCGCCGTCAGAAGTTGCTGTCAATCTGATCGTATTTGAATCGACTACGATGACATAATAAACTGTAAATCTAGATAGTCCGCCGATGGGAGAATCGCCTACTGGGGGATCATATAACACACAGTCATTAGCTCTAAATCCATGATTTGGCCAAGTAATCGTATTGGCGGAAATATCGACAGATGATGCAGTAAATTTTAAAAAGTGTCTACTTCTTACCTGACGAGTTTCTGTCAAGGTTGCATCGTTCGTCGTAGTTGTTGTAACAATGTTTTCAAAATCGATGTATGGATTTCCATCGGGAGCGGATGATGTAGTCACATCTGTTATTTCAGTAGCCTTAGTTCCTACTGTATTTACAAGGTAGAAACTACTTCCTTCTACAAATCCATGACGAGCTGGTGTGGTAATGGTAATCGTAGATGGTTCTTGCTCATCTGACTGTAGTCCACTTGCAACATCGAATGGAATACCAGATTCGTGATAGAAAGCGCCTGGGGTGATAGTTGTATAAATTCCACCAATATTACCAGTATAATTTTGTGCTGCTTTAGACTTATATGTGAATGTGTTTGCAGTTGTAGATGCAATTAGGAATTTACCTTCAGCACTTCTAGACGATACACCTTGAATATCGATTGGAGTGCCTTGCGCTAAACCGTGATCATCGGATGTATATACCGTGACAACTTCAGAACCCTCAACAGTAGTAACACTCATGATGCCAGATAGTGGGACATCACCGTCACCAGTATAGAAGGAAGGAATGTTATTAGAAGTCTCTAGAGTTTCCCACTTAGTAGGTTGTAGACCGTATTCGAAGTCAGTGTCAATCAAGTTCTCTGGATTAGAGACGCGCATCTTATGAACTGGATCTAGAATACTCTCTGACGGTTCAAATTCGGTAGGACCAGCTTTATCATAGAAGATCTGTAACTTGCTTTCAGAAGTTACATTGTACGTTCCAAAGTCTGCGGCAAGAACAATAGTAGTTGCTTCTGTAACTTCATCGAATGACCAAGTAACAATACCAATTGAAGAATCTGCGAAACTATAGATGTTCTCACCAGTTGTTACGTCTGTGATGAGAAGGAATCTTTCTTGATTGATATACCGCGGGATCGTTACCGAGTTATCGTCAACGTTGATGGTATAGTGATGTGCTAATTGTTTAGACATTTATTGATAACTCCAATTATGATAATGCAATTGAAAATGCGACAGCTTTTTTCTCGGTCGCAATTTTATCTGTTATATTGTTTTCGTTTGATAGTAATTCCCAGACGCCCTTAGTAGCGTTATAACGATATGTTCTACCAGCATGAATATGACTATCTCCATCAATTGGAGATGCCGGAAAATCCATAGTTGCCATTTTAGTAACCCTCAGTGTTCATCGATATAAGTATTTATAACCAAAATTATTTTGATTTATGTTATTGGAGCATCTTCAAGCATTACTAGAGGATACCATCCATAACTAATACCTCTACCAGCCCAGAGGTATATTGTATTGTTTTCTAACACCAATATCTTTACACCAACTTCATTATTCGACATTGGCAAATCCGCCAAGAGATTGACTGTACCGACTGGTACTAACCCATTGACAGACGTGTCTATCGCATCCGCAGCATATGCTTTATCTGATATAATTTTTGATAGTAACGCCATTAATAATTAGCCTCCCAAATGCGAACATATCCTGAATTAGAAACGCCGTTGGTATATCCCTGTGAATGTCCAGAAATAACATATGATCCTGATATTCCAACCGGCATTCCGTTTGCAGTATCCGAAACATTCAAGCTAGTTGGGTTTACTAACTTTCCAAGAAGTTCTCCGGTCCTAACATCAAATACATATGCAGAGCCGTTTGAAAGACCATTAGCAGTATCTTCATATTTAGCTGACACAACTGCATAATTACCATCTATTGCAACAGAAAATCCAAAGGAATCACTGGCGCCTGTATCATAAGAATTGGGATTATCTAATGTATGAAGCAATATTCCAGTTGTTACGTCAAAGATATATGCCACACCTGAAGTAGTACCATTAAGATCTTCTGAAAAAGCACCGACGATAGCATAGTTACCAGATATTGCTACTGAGTAACCAAAGTAGTCATTAGTGCTGCCACCATAAGCATTTGGGTTATCTAGTGTATGAACTAGATCTCCAGTTAATACGTCAAAGATATAGGCTTTACCTGAACCAGTACCATCAGCATCATCTTCATACGGAGCACCAGCAATAGCATAGTTACCAGATATTGCAACAGAAAATCCAAATTGATCACTAGCACTTGTACCATAAGCATTTGGGTTATCTAATGTATGAACTAGCGCACCAGTAGTAACATTAAAAATATAGGATTTGCCTGAAGAACTGCCACCAGCATCATCTTCATTATACGCACCAACAATCGCATAGTTACCGGATATCGCAACTTCTCGACCAAAAAGCTCAAACTGACTTGTACTATAAGGATTAGGGTTATCTAGTGTATGGAGTAGAATCGTATCCGACCAAGTTCCGTTAGTGGTTTTATAGATGTATGCTTTACCCGACTCAGTACCACCAGCATCATCTTCATAATAAGCACCGACGATAGCATAGTTACCAGATATTGCTACTGAGTATCCAAAGTAATCATTAGCACCTGTACCATAAGCATTTGGGTTATCTATTGTGTAAATTAAATTTCCAGTGGATACATCTAAAATATATGCTTTACCTGAAGCACTGCCACCAGCATCATCTTCATAATAAGCACCGACGATAGCGTATTTACCAGATATTCCGACCGAGTATCCAAAGTAATCACTATTAGGAGTATTATAACCATTAGGATTATCTATAGTATAACTGTTAAGCACTCCAACATTTTTAATCATCCTGACACTTTGTCCACCTTGAGCGAGTAACAGGGTTCCATTGTTGAACTCCCAGTTGTTTATCGCAGTGTTATAGATGAGTGAATTTGGAAGTAATCCATATAAATTATAAGTTCCGTCGTAAGGCTCGTTGGTTTCAATCGGTGTAGATTCTGAATGATATACAAAGACGTTTCTCCAGTACGCAGCACTAGAAGCTTCTACAAACCCAATTATAATCGTATAACCACTTATAGCTAATACAGTTCCCCACTGATTAGTATTAGTTTCTGGATGTCTAGGAAATGTCCGTAGCAAAGTTCCTGTTGATAATTCGAATACATGAATAAAATTATTTCCATAACGATTAGTTGACACTAGTCTATCAGATGAAGCATCAGCATCCATCGGATATCCAAATAGGCTGGATGCCTCTACATATCCTGGGGGCGCACTCAATGAATACAGCAGTTCTCCCGTTGTTGCATTAAATACATGTATGCCGCCGCTATTTGTAGCACCGACATCTTCGTACGAAGATGCAATTACATAATTACCAGTTACCTTTAAGTTTCTGCCGAAATTGTCGTCAACAGTAGTCCCAGTAGGGTTGGGATTATTTAGAGTATGAACTAGTTCGCCAGAAGAAACTGAATATATGTAAACTCTGCCTGAACCACTAGTCGAACTAGTTGCATCATCTTCAAAAGGTGCTGATACTGCAAGCGTGTCACCGTCTAATGAAAGGGTAAATCCAAAATAATCATTTGCAGTTGTGTAATAATCATTTGGATTTTCTAATGTATGAATTAACGTGCCCGTATCTACATCATATATGTAAACTCTGCCTGAATTGGAGCTATAACCATATTGTCCCACAGCGCAATAGTCTCCAGATATTGCGGTAGCAAATCCGAAGCTTGTGTATGCTCCTGGGCTAGGGCAGATCAATTCTCTGACTTGTACGAATGGATCACTGGAATATATCCAAGCCTTTCCAGCACCTGAACTTGTACCACTATCGCCTATAATAATATTATTACCGTCTATATCCATCGCTCTAGCTTCATTCAATCCACCAAATTGTACTCCGCTAGGGTATGTGGTAGTATCATATTCTGAAGCTCCATGACGCCAGTTATCTTTAAAGATTAATCTGAATGTTAATGGAAGAGCTGTAATCGCTACTCCATCTGACACTGCAAAAGTTATTTCAAACTCACCTTCATCGGATTCATTTTGACTAGGAGTTATGGTGAATATATTATCATCTTGAACAACTGTTGCGGTATCCCCAAGAGATCCTTTGGTAATTGAGTATGACCAAGTTAATGGAATTCCTTCTGGGTCAGTAGCTTCTAACTCCAAAACAATTGGAGTTCCATCTTTCTCAAATGCAGTAAATGGGTCATAGTTACCAGTCACGATAGGACTACTATTAACGATACCAATAGAATACCATCCATTGTTCCATATGTACAATCTGCCATTTGATTGTACATATGCTATCGACCCCGCCTCATTTCCACTCAGCGGTAATTGAGCGATTGTGGAAAATACCAGAGATTTTCCTGCGACATTCGACGAACTTAGTGCTGTAGAAACTATATTTGAATATGATGGCATTTTATTATCCTAGATTATTTGCTTAACACGATCCAACCACGAGTTGTGTTATAGTATGCAAGTAGAACAGCTGCATTGTTAACATCCATGATCAAGTCTTCGTCAAGACCTAGAATCTTACTTCCGTTTCTTGACACCGTGATTGCATTTGTTTCAGCAGTTCCCGTCGCATCAACGATATAAACTTCTTCACCCATAGAAGGATTAGCAGGAAGATTAACTTGAACTGGATTAGTAGAACTATCCACAAACAACTTAGATCCACTGATCGCATCGAAAGTAGTGGTATTAATTTCACTCCAGTAACCTGATTGATTACCAGCACCGCCACCATCTGCGGTAGATACCCATACTTCGCCGTTGTATATCAACAAAGTTCCAGTAGATGCATCGTCGTACCACAAATCACCAGATGAAGGATTTGCAGGAGGAGTGGAAGAGATCTGAACTAGACCATTTCCAGCAGCACCACCAGCATCGTTGATCTGAACCCATTGAGTAGAATCACCGTCGTTATAATATAAGAACAATGCGAATGTCGCAGAGTTGAACCACATGTCACCTTCTACTGGTTCTGTAGGAGCAGTCTCTGATGTGGTGATAGATGCACCACCACCACCGCCACCACCGGCTCCTGGAACGAACTTAGAGTTGATACCATCCCAAACTAGTGTGTCACCATCTGCAGGAGGAGTCGTCGCTAAATCGACATCACCCAATCCACCGATACTCTTGATACCGAATGCAGTATTAAAATCAGTCTCACTGAATGAGTCTCCAGGAATCCACATGGAATTAGCAGCATCCCAAATCAATGCCTGTCCATCAGCAGCAGGATTGGTTTCTGTGTCTACGTTATGTAGATCATTGAGATAAATTGAAACAGTACCACCAGAAGATGGGTTTGCGACCTGGACCCATTGTGCAGTAGAACCATCGTCGTAATATACAAACAATGTTCCAGAGTCTGTGTCATACCATAACTGACCATCAGCAGGACCTACAGGTGCCGTGTCTTGAGTAGGAACTAAACTAGAACCACCACCAGTGCCACCGGATACGGTAACTGGTCTCCACTTAGAAGTTGTCGAACTCCAAACCAAAGACTGACCATCTAAAGGAGCCGATGTAGAAGTATCTACATCAGTCAAGTCATCTATAGAAGCTGGAACAGTAGGTGTATTGATCAGATCATTATAGTCACCAGTTCCAGCTACTGTTGATAGAGTTGGTTTGTTATCTAGATCATCGTAATCGTTGGAGTAACCTACTGCCGAGATTGCATGATCTCCTGGAATAAATGTTCCAGAAGAAGCATTCCACACCAAAGTATTTCCGTCTGCGATAGGTGTTGTTATTAGATCGACATCAGATAATCCGCTAACATCAGAAACTAAATCAGTTGAATTTGCAAGCTCAACCCACGTTCCCATGTGTGCAAAATACATTGCACCATCTGCATGACTGTGTGCTATGGCGCCATGATATGTTGCTGCACTTGGGAATGATGTCTGATCTGCATAATAGAATGGAATAACAGCAGTAGTAGTTCCAGTAAGATCTACTTTTTCTCCCAATGAAGTTGTAATTGTTGTAGCAAAGTTAGGATCGTCTCCCAATGCTGCAGCAAGCTCATTCAATGTATCTAATGTTGATGGCGCAGTGTCAACCAAGTTAGCAATCTGCGTACCAACATATGTTTCCGTGGCATAACCAGTTAGGTCGGCAGCCTGTAATGCGCTATCGGCAAGTGTACCTTGAGCCGCAGTCGCATAATTACTAGATGCTGTAGATATTGCTGTACCGACATAAGTTTCTGTAGCATATCCAGTCAAATCGGCTGCTTGCAATGCACTATCAGCAAGAGTTCCTTGTGCAGCTGTAGCGTAATTGCTAGATGCTGTAGATATTGCTGTACCAACGTATGTTTCTGTTGCATAACCAGTAAAGTCTACAGAAACATCGCCAGGAATAAACTTAGAATTGGCATTATCCCAAACCAATGCTTGACCATCAGTAGGAGCGGCTGAAGTAATATCTACATCAGATAAATCGCCAACACTTGAGAAACTTAACGTCGTTAGACCGGCAGTTGATAGCCAGGAAGTTCCAACATACGCATATAGTTGGCCGGTTGTAACATTATCAAACCATAGTGCACCTTCTGCCGGTGATGTAGGGGCTGTTGCTGATACGACAACACCGCCAGTAGAATCTTCGAATGTAAATCCACCGGCACCGTCTGTAGTAAGAATCTGTCCGATAGTACCGTCAGTAATTCCAAGATCCGTCAATGCAGATGGAACAGTTGGAGCTCCAGTTAAACTTGCATAAGTACCGTCAAACGCATCCGTGATACCATATCCAGCCAATGTTGTTGGGGTCGATGTGAGGTCGCCGAAAGCAACTGTTTGGAGTGCACTATCTGCTAATGCACCTTGTGCAGCTGTAGCGTAGTTACTAGATGCAGTTGTGATCGCAGAACCAACAAACGTTTCTGTCGCGTACGAGTTTGTTGTTAGATATGTACCAACTCTTGTATCAGTATAATAAAGATTAGTTCCTTCGGTTAGATCTGTAGTGGTATGATTAGATAAAGATGAAACTGTGCCAGTAACATCGCCAATAAAAGAACTTGCCTGAACTGATGCTAAATTGAATGAGGCATGTGATGTGTCAATGAAAACAGATGCATCTGGTTCTAGTGTGTATCCATCATAGAACTTCCATACTCCATCAGTAGCATCGCGGAAGACGCCTGCATGTGCGTATGTACCATCATTATAGTTACCAGCAATACCAAGATCAGGATTGGCAACGGCACTACCTGAGTTGAGATATATCATGTTATCTTCAACGGCAAGGTCGGTAGCATTGATAGTAACAGTTGTGCCAGAAACAGTTAAGTTGCCGTCAATAACAACGTTTCCGTTGGCAGAAATGTCGTTGAAGATAACGTCAGCAGTAGTTGCAACGTCTTGACCAATTGCGATTTCGCCAGATGTAACTGTAACACCAGTTCCACCAGTTACATATGCATCAATCTTTGTCTCGACGCGTGCATCTGTATAGTATAGGTTAGTCGTGCCTTCTGTAATCTCGTCTGTATTATCTTTTGCAGCTACTGCGTTATTCACGAATGTTTCAGTGGCATAACCAGTTAAATCAGCTGTCTGTAAAGCAGTATCTGCCAAAGCGCCTTGAGCAGCTGTAGCAAAGTATTCGACATTTTCAGCAGAAGCTGTTCCTAAAGTTGGAGTGCCAGTTAAACTTGAATACGCACCATCAAAGGCATCAGTGATACCATAACCAGCGATCGTGGTTGGAGTGCCAGTCAGACTTGAGTACGCACCATCAAAGGCATCAGTGATACCATAACCAGCGATCGTGGTTGGAGTTGTCGTGAGATCCGCAAATGCGACTGTCTGTAAAGCAGTATCTGCTAATACACCCTGCGCAGCGGTGGCATAATTACTAGATGCAAGAGTAATTCTAGCGTCTGCACGAGTATCCGTATAGTATAGGTTAGTCGTACCTTCATCCAAATCATCTGTGCTATTAGCTGCAAATGCGGTATTAAAATCAGATTGACTGAAAGACTCTCCTGGAATAAACTTAGAATTTACTGCATCCCAAACTAACGCTTGTCCTGCAGTTGGAGTAGATGTCGTAATATCTACATCAGATAGATCACCAACACTTGAGAAGCTTAACGTTGTCAATCCAGCTGTTGACAACCATGAAGTACCTACATATGCGTAGAGTTGACCAGTAGTGACATTATCAAACCACAATGCACCTTCTTCTGGTGATGCTGGTGCAGTACCTGAAACTACTAAAGGTTCTGCAGCATCTTCGAATGTAAATCCACCAGCTCCGTCAGTGGTGAGGATCTGACCAATAGTACCATCTGTGATTCCAAGATCAGTCAATGATGCTGGAGCATCAGTAATACCATATCCTGCAAGTGTCGTCGGAGTACCTGTTAGACTTGAATATGCACCATCAAATGCATCAGTGATACCATATCCTGCAAGTGTCGTTGGGGTTGAAGTAAGATCTGCAAATGCAACTGATTGCAATGCGCTATCCGCCAATGCACCTTGCGCTGCGCTGGCAAAGTATTCTACATTTTCAGCAGAAGCTGTTCCTAAAGTAGGAACGCCAGTTAAACTTGCATAAGCACCATCGAACGCATCAGTAATACCGTATCCAGAGATTGTCGTTGGAGTTGTTGTAAGATCAGTAAATGCAACTGATTGCAATGCACTATCAGCAAGAGTACCTTGAGCAGCAGTTGCAAAGTATTCAACATTTTGTGCTGCGGCAGTTCCTAAATCAGCAGTGTTAGCCTTCAATCCGATAGCATCACTGATACTAGTTGCAAAGTTAGGGTCATCGCCCAAAGCTGCCGCAAGTTCGTTTAGAGTATCTAGTGTAGTAGGAGCAGTGTCTACGATTGACGCTACAATATTTGCCGCAGTATCATATCCATTGTTGTCAAGGTAATCACCAACTCGTGTATCCGTATAGTATAAATTAGTAACGCCTTCATCGAGGACGTCAGAATTTTTAGTATTAATCCAAGTATCTGCTGTTGAAGTAAAATCAGCTGAGTTAATTTTGGCAGCAATGGCAGAATCGTATCCATTGGTGGCAAGGAAATCGTTAATACGCGCATCAGTATAATATAAGTTAGTGCCTTCTGCAAGATCACCAGTATCGAATGAAGTTAAATCACCAGTAGCATCGAAACTAGTTCCGGCTGAAGTTGTGATAGTATATGTGTTAGTTGAAGGTACATATGAGAACCCGCTAACTCCAGCAACATTGGTCGTAGATGCGGATGTAATGCGACCCTGAGCATCAACTGTAATAACAGGAACTGTACTTGCAGAACCATATTCCCCGGCAGTAACGCCAGATAGAGGCATAGAAACTACACCATCTGAATATGATAGTGTTGCATCTGTTGAGATAGCACCTTGCGCTCTAGCGTCGGTATAGTATAGGTTAGTGCCTTCTGCGAGATCATCGGTATCTTTTGCTGAAAATAATGTATCAAATCCACTAGAAAGAGTCAAGTTGATTAAATCTAACGTCTCTTCGCGAGTATACGACGATACTAAAGCAGCTTCTATTTCAGTGAAAACAACTACAGTATCACCGGCACTAACACCAGCGTTTAGTGTTAGAGTGGATGTTGTATTAGAATATTCATGCGGTTCAATCAATGATCCATTAACGTAAACCAATATTTGCGCTAATGATGGAGCTACGAAGGACTGAGAGAACGCATCAGTTCCGGAAAAAATTGTTTGACCAGCAGTAGCAATGTAAGTAAATGTCTGTCTCTTAGTTTGTAAGAGAATATTTGCTGGTGAATTACCGATATATTGTGCCATATTATGACTGCTCCATTACGCTTACGATTGTATCTATTGATGATGCTGTATCTGAATATACCAAGATGCCATCACCTTCTTCCAGTGTTATCTTGTTTCCCGACATGATTTCAATCGAACCGCCTTGAGGAACAGGCGCGCCCTTAACTAAAAATACTTGATCACCATCGACGTTATTTACTTTTACATCAATATACACTAAAGTTGCTTGTGTAATATTGCTTATCGTTAAGCCTATAACAACTGTAGTAGTTAATGCTGGTGCGGTATATACTGCCATCTGCGTATTTGCAAACGTAGAAGAACCGTCAAATGTATGAAGTTTAAATTTATTTGCCATGTTTATATTATCCTAAGGCTATACTGAGCGCAACGATATCATCTAGAGTTGCGCCGTCAATCTGTGTAACTGATATACCATCAACGGTAAATGTTCCTTCGACCGTTAAGTCATTAACCGTTAAATTTGATTGTGTGGTATTACCTGCAGACAGCACAGAGTCTAGTGTTACATAATACGGATCGATTGCAGTTCCACTTCCCAAGATACTATTAGGGTCTACTACGACTCCTCCACTAGTAACATTGGATATTGCTCCGTCTAGATCGTCTAGTACGTCTTTTAAAGTTGATGCTGTGGAGTTTGAGTATCCGGTGGTATCGATTGCGATTGTATTTTCCGTTGCGGAATAAATCGTGGTGATTTGTTCACCTGTACCTGGATCATTTTTGAGGCTAATCGTGCCGTCTGCCGTGTTTACGGCAAGTTCACCATACTCGAGCTGAGTAGTTGATGGAATCTTCCCAGGAACGGAAGACTTCTTATGTATAATACTGGTTGCCATTAGGTATTGACCTTATAAGAGGGGTTCTAAAGAGAACCCCTTTTGTTTCAACAAATTACTTACATATATTTATATCATATTTTAGAACGTTCCACCTTCAATTCTAGAAACAGTTACTACGCCTGAAGTGACGGTGAAATTATCAGCACTAAACGATGCAATACCTTTAACGGCTGTTGTGGCAGTATTGACTGATCCAGTGACAACTTTAGTTCCGGTATTGTATGAAAGTGCAATGTTGGTGTATGTTCCGCCATTAATACTTGCACCAAATGCATCTTTTGCACCATTGGTGAATGTAGAATTTGTGGTATCAAGTTCAATTGAAACTGCAGAAGATTCTGAACCAGAATCAGTAACTGTTAGACCACCGTTAGATGAGGCAAGTGTTGCAACATAGTTGCCTGTAGTATCTGTTCCTAGGGCTACTGAGTTTGGCTGGATTGTGACAGCCATATTTGCATCAGCACTACCGTCAAATTCTAATGAACCAACGACATCACCTGATAGTGAGATTGTACGTAAGTTTAGAAGTTTAGTGGCTGTTTCAGCGACACCAGTAAGTGTACCAACAACGTTAGCATTAAGTGATGCAATGTTAAACGATGCATCTGCAATATCTACAACGTTACCATTCTCGTCAACTTCTGGCGTGTATTGGTCAAATAGATACCAAATGCCGTCTGCCGTATGACGTACCAAACCTGTGTGAGCATAAACACCACCAGAGATATAGTTTCCAACAAAACCGATATCGGTTGTTGTATCAACGCCAGGAGTTTGAGCAGACGCTAAGTAAATGATCGGGTCTTCAACCACCAATTCTTGTACATTAATCTGAGTAGATGTACCAGTTACAGTCAAATCGCCGGTGATAGTAAGACCACCAGTAATATTGGTATCTGAAGTAATTTCAACAATACCATCACCGTTAGCGGTCAACTGAAGATTTTCATCAGTAGTGGTCGTTGAAATAACATTGCCGTTGATATTAATATCATCAACTTGCAATTCATTTAATGTTGCTTTATTAGAAGCAAAGTCACCAGAAGCATCTCGGGCAACAATTGTTGATACAGTATTTGCTGAAGTGGCATCAGTACCAATTGTTACGTTGCCGGTTGAGCTAGAAACGGTAATATGAGTACCAGCAACATTCGAAAGAACGCCGGTGTTATCAAACTTAACTGCATCATTGGTACCATCTACCCATAGGTTGATACCCTCACCAGAAACAAATCTAACTGTATCGGCATTACCGGAAGCAACAGTAGTACCAGAATCTGCCCAAGTGAATGTGCCGGCCTGATCGACCGAGAACGTTCCATATGAGTTAGCATTAATGCTTACCGTGGTTGCATTTGTAATACGACCTTGAGCATCAACAGTAAATTGAGGAATCGTCGTGGCCGCACCATATGTACCAGCAGTAACTGCGGTATCATCTAGTGTGACTGTCAACGTATCGTTATTTGTGTCCCAATCAGTAGTTAAACCAGTTCCACCGGCAAAAGTGATTGCACTTCCTGTTGCAACACTACCTGAACCAGTATCACCGGCAATAGAAGTAGTAGTTGAAACAAGCACAGTTCCAGCGGCAGTTAAACGACCTTGTGCATCAACTGTAAACGTTGGTATGGTTGTTGCATTACCGTAAGATCCAGCAGTTACAGCTGTATTATCTAGATCAACTGTTAATGTACCGGTATCGTATTCAGTTGTTAGACCAACTCCACCAGCAATTGTTAGTGCACTGCCAGTAGTAATATTACCTAAGCCACTATCGCCAGCGTATGATGTGGTTGTAGAAACTAATGCGCTTCCTGCAGCAGTTAAACGACCTTGCGCATCAACGGTAAATGTTGGTATGGTTGTCGCTGAACCATAAGCACCTGCAGTAACCGAAGTATTAACTAAGTTATATGTTACTACATTATCAGTAACACTACTGGTTAAAGCAACTCCGCCAGCAAAGTCTAACGTATCATTGGCAAGTGATACAGTATCAGTGCCTGTATCACCCTGGATACTCAATGATGTTGTAATGGATACACTACCAGCAGAAGTCAAACGACCCTGTTGATCAACCGTGAAAGTTGGGATAGCACTAGTAGAACCATATGCCCCAGCAATAACTGAAGTGTCATTTAACTTAACGGTAATTTTATCTGCGCTAGTGGTTGTACTAATACCAGTGCCACCACCGATAGAAAGTGTATCAGTTAAAAGATCTACTGTCGTGGTAGTTAAATCATCACCACGAACATTTAAACTTGTTGCAACATTAACAGAACCAGCGGCAGTCAATCGACCGTCAGCGGCAACAGTAAATGTTGGAATAGATGTGGCCGAACCAAAGGAACCAGTAGTAACGCCAGTTGCTGCAATATCTGCAACGCCACTTTCGTTGATAGTAACATCACCAGATAAACCACGGTTTACCCATTCGCTGTTAATGCTATCGTATAAAAGAATCTGAGCGCCGGTGGCATTAGTGATCGTAACGTCATTTAGTTCACCAAGATCAACTGCTGCTGCGGTAGTATCAACGTAGTTCTTAACGGCAAGAGCAGTAATTAGCTGACCGTTTGTGGAAGTCCCGTCGATTTCCGTACTGATTGAAGTAACCTTTTGAGTACCCGAACCACCAGAAGTTGTTAGTGTTAATCCTCCAGTGATGATCTCATCGACCCACTTATTGGAGTCTACCAGGATTGCTGCACTAGCGGTTAGTGTGCCTTTGGCATGGTCTAAATAATTTACGTATTTTTGACCGCCAATCTTAATGGCAGTAGTTCCACCAGCGCCGTCATCTGCGCCAATGAATAACGTATTGGATCCTGATATATAGGAATACGCTAATTCTGCAATTTCTAATGTATCGTCTGCCGGTTGGGCTGTTACGGTACTATACTTAATCTTGATTACTGTTCCGGTCATTTAGAATGCCCCTCCGGTTAATTTTAATGCTGGTGCGTTTATTTCGGTCAGTACTTTAAATCCCCCAGTACTTGCATCGTATGTCATTAATGCTCCCGTTTTTTTATCTTTATCGTCAATAACAACATCCGACAATTCTGACAATCTTACCCCTCCGATTGCAATGCCTGCGACATCTACCGTCGAACCTGGGCTAGCTAGCCCAGATAATGCATTACCCTGTGTTACCGTAGCTGTAATATTCTGTGTAGCCATTTTTATCTCGTTACGTTAGGTATGATTTCCACAATACCCTCAACAACACGGTATACCGTCCCTTGAGGTGAAACTGCTTCCACGTCGTATACATAACGTCCAGGTCTTAGACCGTCGGTATCAGTAGGTGACAATCTTATTTCGCAAACACCGTTAAAGGCATCGCTAATAATAGTCGTAAATTCAATATACGTGGTTGAAGTATAATTTTTGCGCATTTGAGCGCGCAAAGAATAATTAGAGAGGTCAAATGCCCCTCCCGAAATATTTTGCAGGTTCACGATTGCCGTAAAATCAGTTCCCTGATCTACATAAAGGTTGGATGATACAGCCATTTATACTCCGATATTCTTTCTAATATTTATATGATTTAAACAATCACTCTATTTGTGCTTGTTGTAATTTATAGTATTCAGCTTCTTCTCTAGCTTTTTCAGTAGTAAAAACTCTATCTTGCAATATTGGAGGAGGTTCTGGCAATACCATTTCGGATAAGTGTAATTCTTTACCCAACGCCCTTTCTTCTTTCATTGCGGCTCTGAGAGCTTTTCTATATTCAACAATCTGAGTAAATTCTTCTGCAGTAATCGTAGTATCGCTGCCAGCCAATGATTCCTCAGCATGACGAGTCACTAGATAATCTGTTTCATCTAATGTCGCTATAACTCTCTTTTCTACTCCATATTGAATATCCTGTATTTGGAATAAAACCTCCTCATAACAAACGCGCTTCAATGCATCTTTATTTTCTTGGATCCAATCCCACTCAATGCATATTCTAGAAGTATCTTGGTCTATTATTGGATTATCAGGATATTTTCTATGAACTACAAATTCATCTCTAATTTCATAGTACTGAATGTAGACCACATTCTTCGCATATTTAAAATCAGGAAATTTTTGATAAAACACTTCCGCATTGCAATTAAATCTGTGGCCTACAATTGACATCATAAATTGCAAGGTATCAGCATCAAATGTAAATGATAGACTTCTTTCTTCTATTGGAGGAAGACCCTCAATAATATCGTTTTCGGATTCCATTGCTATTCCTTTATAGTGGATACTTAAATTGTATATATTTGAATTGGTATTTTTTTGTCGTTAATGGATCAGTTACCGAGATATTTGCGGTGGTGCTGGACCTGGTATGCTGGTGGTCATAATTTATGGAATTATGAAACGTGCGTTGGCTCGTGTACTGTAGCTGCACATTGCCTGCATAAAATGAATAATAAGATCCAGTATGAGCATGGCTAGTTTTAATTGGGGTAGGATCGTCAAGCTGTGCGTACGAGTAACCAGAAGCACTGCGTTTAGTATCATTTGCATATCTATTTTCAGAATTCCAACACATTATGCCACCTCTTAAATCTGGAGTACCATTTAATCCGTTACAAACTTTCCAGTTTCTCGGCAAGTCAGTAATGTCTCCATCAAATAATACAATCATGTCTGGAGAAGGTCTAAAATATTCGTCCTGTACAAATGCCTTCCATATTCTAGTGGCATTTACATGTTTTACTTGATAAGATCCAGTGGCTTGATGTTCGTGGGCGCCAGCGTAGCTCTCGTTGCTACCTGACTTGTAATAGGCATACGAGTACGTTTGACGGAACCCATAGTAATTACCAGATGCATAGGTATGAATATGCGATATTGCTGTGGTATTGCTATCAGCTGAATTAATCAGAGTGGTATATTGTATTGAATTTGCGTCATCTGATGACACATAATGATTAGAATCGCCTTTATTCCATATCGTGTCATCTCCTGGGGTAAATGCTACATAAAAATCTCCGATCATATCCGGATATAACTCTCTCAATTGTTTGCCTCTAGAATTTGAATTAGCGCTCATTATCACTGCCCCCGGAGGACCATATTTTGTCGGGGCTCTAAGCCTTTTAGGTTTAGTATACAATGTTTGATATGTTATACTAGGAAATTTCCAGGATGAATGAGAATGACTGTGATAGCTCGACGCGTAATTTGTAGTATACACATAGCTGTTGATGGAATACCTGGTCGCTGGTGTTTGATAGCTGCTCAAATTGCCCCCAGAATGACCCCCGCTATTATTCGTAGTAGCGTTTACATAGGCATTTCCAACTTGCGCGCCGTAGCCCCTATTATTATCGACATTTATAGTAAAAGTATTATTTTGAGAATCACCCCCAATATAATAATGGGACGGCAAACTATACGTAGTCACATAATTATATCTAACTCCTACTGAGTAGTTATAAGAAAAATATTCGTTGGGTATATCTGACTCAGGCGGGGTGCTAGTAGGAGTAATATTTTTAAACACGCTTAAAAACACCGTACCTTCAGGGAAAACCAATAATTCATCAGGTATATCCTCTGCGGTACCTGGTGCCCACCATGAAGAAGTGCTACTGATAGAATCTAAAAATGGCATAATATATTCCTATTAAACTGTCGTATGCGCTAATCCCTGTCCAAATACTAGCCATACCGGGCTAGTATCTGTTCCAGTATTTAGTAATGTAAAAGATACCGTTAAATATCCTCCTGGATTTTCATCCGGTAATCTACCGTTTAACCAATAAACAGTTCTAGTAGTTCCGTTAATTTGAACCGCAACAGGTCTTGCTTTTACCGGACCAGTGTGATCTAATATTAAAACAAATACCGTACTTGTATTAGCGGTGTTTGGTACATTAGTAAATGAAGCAGTGAAGTTAGAAGATAACAAAGTGTGATACCAAATAGTACCACTAGTATAGTTATGTTGCACCGTTCCAGTTGCATTTGTTTTATAGTTAATTTTTTCCTGTACACTATTTGTGTACAAGCTTTTTACTATTACATCTTCTTCAACTAAAGATGGAATGTTGGCAACAATTACGCCATTTTCATCAATAAACGTAGTGTTTCCTACCACGTCGGCCTTAACTCCGCCAATAGTTACATTACTGGCTTTTGTAGGAGGAAATTCAGTAGGTTTATCCGTAATACCGGTCCAAGATATAACATTGTCCGTCCACTCTGGAGCAGTACCACTTTGATTCATTACTAGATACTGTCCGCCACTTCCCTTGCTGAGAGTCGTCAACTCACCATCACTACCCGCGTATAGTAAATCCGCTACATCATAGCCGTTATTTTCCAACTTAAGTTGGTTAATAGTATTAAAGTTATTATCAATATCGGCATTGCCGAGACCGTTATCCTTAACTACATCTTGTGTATTAATTAAGTGCGGTGCAGCGGTTCTAAAATTTAAGTAAGCCATCTAATATTCCTGAATTCGGTTATTACTATTTATACAGCTTATTGAACGATTCGTGATGCAGCTGCGGCACGCTCTTGTTCTAACGACAAGTATTCTTCTTCGCTCAATGATGTATCTAGTCCAAGTGCTAGTTCACGAATATGGCGCATCACTTTCCAATCAGTAGAATTTAATATTTCTCTATTCTGGGCATTAGATTTATCTAATGCCTCCTGCGCAGAATTATCAACTGGAACCACGCTAAGAGTAGCTATGTCAAACTTCTTGGTTGGATACTGCTGATGCATTTCATCATAATCTTCATCACTAATTTGTACGGCCGTTATCGTGTCCGGGACATTTGCTTCGTAATTTAATATCGAAGTAATTTGCGAATCTTCTAAGTATACGTAATACATTTTTACCTCAATTGTTTAATTAGGACCAAGCAGCAAACCAGTTTGCTGCAGGATTTGATCTTTGTTCTGTGCCTTGCACCCATACCCGGATTCTATTTGAGTAATATTGATATACGCATCGTATTGAATCGTTACCATCAACACCACCGGCATAATGAATAACGTGAATTGATGCAATAAAACCACGCAAATTTGACATGGAATACCCAGATGGTGGATACACATCAAAATAGTTATAGGAATTATGCCAGTTTCCTACTATATTCGTATAACTAGCAGTATAATTATAACCAGATGTGATTTTTATAGATGGACCGGCCGGACCCGTTGGTCCTCGTGCTCCCTGAGGGCCTGTTGGTCCAGTAAGACCTCTAGGACCTGGCAACAACGAGACATTGTCAATAGAAGTATCAACATAGCTTTTTGTTGCTGCGTGCAATAATGATGTTGGATTTGAATGAAGCGTCAAAAATCCAGTCATAGAACCACCGGCTTTATCTAGCTTGTTATTTACATCTCCAATAACAGCAGCAGCTAAAATTTGATCCGCGTCATCCACCTCGCCGAAAACCTTAATACACGCTTTCATTGCAACGTTGCGAGGGCGTGTTTCAACTCCACCTGTTGGTCTAATTGTATTTGGTTCTCCAATTTGCGAAGCGTTTCCTGTAAATCCTTCGGCATCGTCTTTGTACAAACCAGGTGCGTATTTTTGATTACTAGCTGTACCGCGATCATTTCCCCATAAAGTATGAGTGTGTGACTTAAATTCATCAAGTTGATTTGATCCGAATATACGACTAGGGTCAACGCCTCTTCCGTTGTCATGACCTCGAATAAACTCGCCCCTTAAATCTGGGAGTCTAAACTTAGTCGTAGTTCGTCCATATGTTCCACCAATAACTTCATATAATCTAGGATATGTTAATTGTGAAAGCCATGCACCATTAGCCTCTAACCAACCATATGGTACTGAATTAGCGGCAAAGTATACTATACTACCGACAGGAATTCCAACATTAGCTAAAGCATCTTGTACATCATTGTCGATTTGTTCAAGGGTTCTGGTTGATCCGCCCTTTAGATTTGAGAATGTTGTATCAATCTGTGCCTTAGTATAATAAAAATTATTATTAGTGACGATTGAACCATCAACGTAAGTCTTTGTGGCAATCTGAGATGTTGAAGTTTTTCCAATATCCGGAGCCTTTGGAACACCAGTCAAAGTTGGAGACGCGATAGGTGCTTTAGTGTTTATTTGTGTCTGTAATCCAGACTCTACCATATCTAAATTGTTTTTAACAAAATGTGTAGTGGCTACGGCTTTACTATCGCTACTAGAAGCTGGATTATCCAATAGTGTTGGAGTTACGATTACTGGCGACTCTAAGAATGCAACAGTCTTAGTTTGGAGAGCTGCATTAGTATATTTGAGCTGATTATTTTCAGCATACATGTCACCATGCACTTTTAGTGTTGGAGCAGTGCCGCTAGTCATATTAATAGAGGCTCTATCAGCAGTCGCCGCGGCAAGAGTTAACTTGCCAGTCATCGCCTCAGTACCCTGGGTACCTAATACTAATAAGTTTGTACGCGCAGTTGCTGCATTGGTTGCTGCAGTTCCACCATGTTCAATTGCCAATTGGCCGGATGTAATATTATTAACGTTAGTGTAGAATATCTTGTCTTCGCCTTCTAACAAGGCAGCACTTCCATCCAAATCGCCAATGAATGTATTTGCAAAGATCTCGCTGTTTGCAGTTCTTAAAGCAACTGTAGTTTGCTCTGGATAGTTGATGTCTAAAGCAGCTTCTGACGGGTAATAACCATGCACGCGGTTGGCATCAATATTCGCTTGAGCATAAGTTAACTCTGCGATTTTACCAACGATAACTTCGGGAGTATAGTTTTCAATATCTACTTTTTCTGATAAGGATAATCCTAAATATTTAAAGTTATTATCTAATTCATCGTTGGTTAGTGGATAACCTTTGTCTCTACGTAATACTAAAGTAGATAATACGGCATCGCCAAGAGCTACGTTTGGATTAATAGTAAATCTTACAAACGTTAATGTATTTGTTCCAACCGTAAGTGGCGTATCACCGGCAGCAGGAGCCGAAGTAATAACCCAACCAGTATCTGCAAATAGAGTGCCTTCTTGAACAAACACAATAGTGGATGCAAAAACATCTGCATCTGCCAACATATCATCCGCTCGAACTAATACATTACGAAGTTGAGTTGCACCACCAACTATTTCAGTTAAACTAACGGATGCTACAACATATACTCCGTTTTCTACCGCACTGGTCTGAGATTTAAATAAAACTCTATCATCAAGGTAGATATTGACGTCATCAATTCTTAATGGCGAATCAATATAGTTGCCTTCCACATAAGCTGTTGCAGAAAGTGGCGCATTGGTAGCAACTTTAACTGGGTTTAAGATAGCTGTCATTTATCGGCCTTTAATAGTAGTGCACTTAACATTTGTTTTATTTCTGTCATATCACGTCTAAGAGAATCGATCTCTTTCACTTGATTCTGGATCTGTGTGTTCTGACGTACCAATACATCTTTTCTACGTCGGTATTGCTCATACTCAACGTCATTATTATTTATAACAGCATTGGAAGATACGTCCCGTATCAGAGACGTATTATCTTCTACCTGTAAATATTGAATATTTACGCTGCGCATGCTATTGTCCTAAAGTCTTTAATGCGTGGAACCTTGGCAATATTACTCGAGCGCATCACTATCTTAACAATCAAGCTGGTGAATGGTTCTAGGTTTTCAACATCAAATGATAGGTCTGTCCACTGTGAATCTGACTTAACATATCCACTAGTTGGAGCCGCACGGTAATATCTAGATGCAATAAAATCGCTATCGATCGATTGACCGGTTTTGTAGTAAATTTCGATGTCTGCATCATTAGGAATAGATGCTGCCATCATAATTCTCAACATTTCTGAAGGACGTGCCAAGTTAATTTTCTTGGTAACATACTTAGAAGTGACTGACCCGTTATTGACGCCAATTTCAGAATTGTAATGTGATAACCAATGGATATCTACAGTTCTACCAGATGGGGTTTCCATTAAACCTGGATCAGTAAAGTCTTCGGTATCAAATTCAATAACCAAATTGCCATCCGGATCAACGAAGTGTTGAGCCACGAATACAATCTTAGTTGCCAAGGAATTATCTAGATTGGTGTATCTAAAACGAATTGTATTGCCAACTTGCAATTCACTGAATGTGTTAAACAATTCTGTTTCCGAAGCAGCAATAGTGATCGTATTAGTACCAGTCAAACTCATTGGCGCAGTAGTATCATTGATCGTGGTAGTATTGGCCAAGATGTACTCGTCCAAATCTGGATCATTTACTGTCAATGCACGCGGACTATCAACCTTGTTATTAACCATCGTTAGCGCAATTCTACCTACGTCTAAGACTGGAGATACGTTAGGATTTGTGCTACTTAGTTTTGCAGTTACAACAACATCAGTAGTATTTTCTAGAGAGTGTGTTAATACACGTGGTGTATTAAAGCTAGTGTTTTCTCCATTAACTAATGTATTGAAGTAAGACTGACCGGCATGATCTACAGTTTTAAGAACATAACTAATTGATGTACCTGAAACTGCTGTAACTGCCGCATTCAACATTGCCGTAGAGAATTCATAATTCTCTGTTGCGTATATGTATGCTCCACCTTCGCGACCAGTTGCATCAGCAGCAGTTGCAGAAGATGTCAATTCAATCACATATGAATCTTCTTCTGCGGAAATGATTGTATGGGTCTTGAATATATCAGCAGCTAAGAAACCATTAATATCAGTGATAGTCTGGCGAGTTGAGATCTCGACAGTTTCTCCAACTACAAAACCATGGTTTCTATGGGCAACGCGAACTTTCTTAGAACCCTGTACAAACGCAAATGGATGGTAATCCAAGTTTCTCAAGTTTGTCTTAGGCGGAACCAATTCAACTTCGTATGTTCCTGAAGTAAACTGTGATTTTTTCATCACAAATTTCAAATCTTCCATCTGAGATGCGGTCCAAGTGGAAGCATTCTGTGATTTGAAGAAAACGCCATTATATGGCTGAGACGAAATCTTATTGCCGTTGTAATCTTCTGCACCAGTTTCTGCAATGTGCACACGGAATGCAGCAGAGTCTGACAAGACAACCAAAGCATATTCAGTACCTTCTTGCACGTACACCGGTGATTCAAATCTGAACGTTGTTGCCACTGTACCAGTTGCGGATGTATACACATCAGCAGGTTTCTTAAACACTCTAGAGAATGGTAAAACAATCTGACCTGGATAACCGTTAACAACTTCACGAATCTCGATACGAACTGGAATGTTAGTATCAACGGCAGAGAAGAACAAATCGACTGAGGAGATAAACGCTCCTCCTTCTTCTTGAACCATAAATGTCTGAGCCAATGGGTCAAACCATCCGGTGTCACGCGTTAATCTATCAGTTGTTGTGATGATTGCATTGCTTTCTGGATCTAAGTCTTCAACCTTCAGTGAACCAGTTCTAGTAGAAATCACGGTACGCTGTTTAACTGTAACCACGCCGTTTGCTTCGTATACTGCGGTAGTGCTAGTATTTCCGCTTTCTTTAGGATTTCCAGAATCGGTGAATACTAACTCACGCACGCCAGTTCTAAAACGATCTTTAGGGTTATTTGGAATTCTAAAGATACCATGCAACTGACCTGTCAATGAAGTTTTAATTTTTCTAGCTGGATTTTCTGCGCTCGGTGTATTAACATACTTAACACGTGGCTTTCTTCCACCGTTGCCATCAGTATTTGTATACTGTCCTTCTAAGAATGCAGCTGATGCTGTACTAAAGGCGCTACTGCTATTTCCCTTTTTAATGTTTAAAATATGTAGGTAATAATGTGTAGTTGTTGCATTGATCTTATGCGCTTCTTGTCCAACGACGATGGCTGTTGCACCAGTTACACTATCGCGAATGACTTCGCCGTGGTTAAACGCAACTTCAACTTCAGAGTTTGCAACGCCTGGAATTCGACGTTTATATGCAATCTCGTCTGCAGTTTGTCCAGTATACGGAGTTTCCAATACTAAGTTTGTATTATCGGTAACTTCAGCAATACGATATTCAGTACCATCGATGATGATAAAGTCTGTCGCGATGAATTCACTCAAAAATCCTGTAGTATAACCAACAACAGCGGTTGAGTTATTAACAACATTAATTGTGCCTTGACCATAGGCTGGTTGTTCGATCAAACGTTCTATTTTAGAAACGTCTGAACCACAGTTTCTTGCAGTATCGAATGTGCTTCCGTAACCAGTGATTAACTGAACACGAATAGTTTGTGCACGTGTAATATACTGATCAACTTTAATACCATCAAAGAAACCATTAACTTCTGTGGATGGCTTCAAGCCGCTAGCGGTAAATAGAACCGCTCTTGGACGGATATATGGAACAACGCGTGTTTCCACAACCTTGTCATCAACAACTCTTGAGTCGATCTTATCCTCAATAAATGTTCTCTTACCTGAACGTGAGCTGATTGTTTCCACTGCATCAGTTTCAATTGTCAACACGCGTGAACCTGCAACTGAAGAAGCAGTTGATGATCTTAAGTATCCCCAATTTCCTGCTTGAGCTGGATTTAATCCAATCGCACCTAATTCTTCAGATGTAAATGACGCACGTGATCTCCAATATGGACCATTACCAACGCCACTACCACCGGAGTTAATCAAATCAGTATCAATTTTTGCAAATCTATTACTTTGAGCATTGCTAGAAATAACATCTAGTTTACTGCCAATTGTAACTGGTTCGCCCTGAGATACTAGTTGCCATGCATTCCAAACACTACCCAATACTCCATCGGATTCAGCTTTAGCAACCAACGCGTTATATTGACCATCGTCGTTGATAATAATATCTGGACGACGATCTGTAGAGAACCATGTGTCTGACCATGGGTTCAAGTACATGATACCTTTAAAGGTAAACAAATCATATGGGTTAACTGAGATGTCTTTACTTGCACGTAATTGACTAATCATGTCAATTTCAGAAGAAATTGGCATCGTGATGATGTCACCTAAGATGGAGTAATCACGTGTTGCTTTATCTACGTTTTCTAACAAATCAACTTGTCTTTGAGCAAAGAATGGGCGCAATTCTTTCTTCTTAGAATCGATTGATGCATTCCATTCATTAGAAGCAGTGTTACCAATACCTTGTCCATCAAATGTATCTACCAAGAAACCGTTCTGGAATCTATCAAGTCCATTTGAATCGACAATACGCATGTTGCTGGTATCAGCTTCTAGCATAGACAACGATGTGTAATATTCTAGATCTTTAATTCGACGCTCTAGCTTACCGATATCGCGCATGGTGTAACGTTTGTTTTCAACACGACTTACTTCTAGGCCGTCGCTAGAGAATGTGTATGGTTCAACGTTCACTACCGCTAGCTTCATTGCTTCGGTTGGAATTGTTGGCTCTTGAGGATTAATATCATCAGGAATGCCGTATGAAACTACATATTGACCCTTCGTGTTCAAAGACAAACAGTCGACACGAGCTAAGTATGCATGATACTTGAATACTGCATTTCTGCCAAATTTAGGCATGAAACGTGTATAGAATGTATTAGCAGAATCTAATGCATATGGTCTAAAGTCTAAGCAGTCTCTTAATTGATTTAAGCTAAAGCTAGGAATGCTGGCATATGAGATATTAGAATTTTCTGCTATATATGAATCAACAGTGAATAGCTTGCCGCCTGAATCACCAGATGGCATAATATATTCATATGTTACCTTAAGCGGTGCAGTCGGGGCTGGAGCATTTGGTGCCAATGATAGTTTACCAACGGAAATATGTGTATCACGTTGGCCGCTATCTAGCGTGTAGCGGTTAGTGATGTCTACTCCGTAAGTTCCGGTTGGATTATCAAAGTCGCCTGTATCTTGCATAACAGAAATCAATCGGGCAACATACGATTTCTGTAAAGTTAGAACCCTAGAAACTGGAGCAGCCAATTCTTCAGTCATGAAATAATCTACCCTATCCTCAGGGATAGATAATGCAGTGCTAAATCCACTATTTCCATTAGAAATAAGCGTTGCAAATAGAGTGTAAACCACGCTTGATTCTAGAGCGGTAACTTCCAATTGTCCTGAACCATTAATAGCAATTTGCGGTTGGCCAGAAGTATTATATTCAATGTAAGAACCGTTTTCTGAACCGCCTGACTTCATGATAAGTACATAGTTACCAATGCCACTCACTGAGTCAAAAGAGAATCCTGCTGGAGGACTGACGATTTGTTCTGTACCAGTAATTGTTAATGGGTAAACAACGTCGTAATTAGCTTCAATAACTTCTTTGATTGCATAATCAGGTAATTGGTGAATCAAAGAGAAATTATTTGGATCATTTAGCACCGTAAAGTTATCAACTCCGGCAACCATGTCACACTTGAATTTAGTAGAGCTATCATAGATGGCAGCAACCTGATCAAATGTGTTTAATCCATTCATTTGGATGTCAAACAAGAATACTTTGTATTGGTCTTCAGCAACAGTTGCGCCTTTATCATGTAACTCTAGACCGCGGACACGAGCCGTACCGATGACAGAGCTAGTGCTACCAATTGTACCACTAGAAAGTGCAACATTGCGCAATGTAACTTTCTCAAAGGTGGATAGATCTGGTGCAAATAAAAGATTTTCAGCAATAACATATGAACCCATAGATAGGTCCAATGTTGCGGTCTTTTCGGCAGAGACTGATTGATCAATTTCAACTAATGAGCCGTGTTCAACGCCAAAGTAATCACATAAGTTATTACTTCCTGCTGGAATGTATCGTGACTTAAACGCCGGTACATATTCAGTTGTAATCTTGCTAATCTCGTAACCTTTAACATAGGCTTTACTTGGCTCAATTGCGTATGCAACCATAGCCGCTAGACGATTGTGGTCATCCAATGTGAAGTCGTATTGACCAGACTCGAATTTATATACGCCATCATTAAAGATTGGGTAAGGCATATACTCCCATGTCGTGGTACCGTCGCTAATGGATGCTGCAGTCGTGCTCCATGTAGGCTCAGTGGCAGCATCTGATGTGCCATCATCTGTACACATGAAGTAATTTAGGTTAATACCATTCGTGATGATACTAATCATGTCGCCAAAAATATATTTTTCTGCGGCAGACCATCCACCACGATCGTTACTGCGGTAGTCACGTGGTTTAATTGGGAATGGAGATAATGTATAATCGCCAGACTCGTCAAACGTTCTACGAGCTAGTGTCTTTTCAATTTCTGCGTATTCGGTTCTTTCTACCTTGAAAATAACACGGCCATTTGACAATCTCAATAGATCGATGAAATCAGTATCCGCGGTAGTGGTCAATGACAATTTTGTCAATTGTAAGTCGATAAAGTATCGAGCGGCACCTGGCGCAGAATAGTTAGGAGAGCCTAAAGCATTATCCAATAATGATTCATCTGATTCTGGGTAAATAACTTCTTCAACTAGCTGAAGACCAATGCGATAGCTTGGAGTATTACTGTATTTGTCTAATATGATTGACTGTTCAGGAACTAATACAAAGTGACCACGAATGTAATATACACCACGCTGAACAGAAGCGATACCTGCTTTTCCAACAATGGCCGCCTGGATTTCATCCGGATCATCTACAAAGATATTATACGGAGTTGAACCATCAATCAAAGTTAATTGTTCATTAGGAGAGAATTCAGATAGTGGATTGCCTAGTTCATCTGAACCTGAAGCAACGAACTTAACAAACAATGTATTAGGTTCAATCGTGCCTTCTGAGTTTGCTTCGGACAGAGTATAGTCGATGACCTTGGCTAATGTACCATTACTATCCTGAATGATCTGGTCTTTCATTGCGGCAAACGTAGCAGCAAAGTCAACCGTAGGGTCATCTTTCAACTTAACATAGCTAACATCTAAATCATAGGCAACCTGACCAGGAATGATCATCGAACCTTCTTTAAAGATATGATCTCCATGGCGCTTAATTTGCTCTTGGAGAATAGTCTGCAACTGAGTTAATTCACGAGCCTGTACAGCAGTACCTGGTCTAAACAGAATTCTATAGAATTTCTTGTCTTCGTTATAATCATCAAAAAACGGTTCAGTGTTGAAGTCGATTGCCATATTACTCTCTTATTAGAATTTAATAGATGTTGAAATTGCTACTGCTTGGTCTTCAGAAGCTGAGAATGAAGTTCTATTTTCAAGATAGATCATCTCTCCAGAGTATTTATTGATATTTGGGGATATAACACCGGTGATACTCATGTTATATCTATTGCTTATCGTCGATGACGAATCAATTTTATACGCACCTTCTGAAGTTTTAAATAGCGATAGAGAACTACCGGCAATTGGAACATAAGAAGTGTTTGTTGGTAATACTAACAAATGATAACTATCATCCGTCTCGTACTTTTCAACAATTAAAAATTCATTAGCATAATCACCAAAATACAAATATTGATCTAGTGATATATTTATATTAGATACTGAAGCTATGTTTACATCATTTTTAGAAATGATACATGTAATTAGAGAAGTACCCGTCGCATTTTGGTAGATTGAATCTGAAGAATATTCACGAATATTTTTCAACATAGCAACACGGCGATAGCCTGATGTCAGTGGAACTAGATTATTAATCTTCTCATTGTAAATTTTGCTTGAGAATAATAACGTACTAGCATACAATTCATCGATGGCATCTTTACCATGCCCTCCCTTAGGAGCAATAATTGGTACAATCTGAGCACCACTACCGTTTCCAGTAATCACGACAGATGCACTCTTATAATTTTTACCTGGATTGGTTACCGCAACATCAATAATTGAACCACCAGGACCAATAGTTGGAACTAGCTCACAACCAGATCCGTCGCCATCAACGGTTAATACTGTATTTGAACTAAATCCATTTCCTCCTGATACAATTCTACACGCATAGATTGCGCCATCGATTGCACCAAGTTCTACATCAGATTGCTTACTGTCAATACTACCCACATTAAAGTCAGTTTGAATTGTAGCTTGACTGAAATTAGGATGCGATGCAACAATATCAGATCCAAGTGTTTTGACGCCAGTCTCTGTTGTAATTTTAGACACCACGTTTAATGTAGCATATGTGTATGCTGCACCAGGTTCATTTACTAGAATAGCTTCGATTTCACCTGAGTTATTAATCAGAGGAGCAAATTGAGCATTATTGCGCTGTGCTTCAACGTTAAGGTTTAGTATTAATGGAGCTTCAACGTTAGGAGCTGTAGTTAATGCATCTGATGTGACATTATTCCTAGCGGTACTTGATCTCCAATAAAATGGAGAAGTATAACCTTGTCCTGGATCTATAATATGTACATCAGTTACTGTGTACTTCGTAACGCCTTCATCCAATATCGTACCAAATTCAACCTTAACAACAGGTCTTGTTCCAGCAATGTTTGGATTAGGGAAAGTAATTAACGTTTCACCGGCAGGTTTTGTAGTGAATATACCACCATCTTCAATAGTGATACTATTGATACTGTACGGATTATCGGGGATATATCCATCTCCATCAACCACGATATCAGTGAATGTGTCTTTTATATAATACGGCTTGACTTCAAAATCAGAACCGTTTTCGCCAGTGATAATTGGGACCGGTGGAGTAGTATAACCTGCTCCAGAATTCTGCATGATGATTCGCTCAACCGTACCATTAATGATAACGATTGCATCAACCACGGCTCTAACTTTAATACCTTCTGAAACTCCACCAGGTGGGACTTCAATTGTAATTAACGGGTTTTGTGTATAGCCGCTACCAACTTCAGATAATGTGATTGCGGTAACATCGCCATCAACAACAGTTGCGTATGCTAATGCCTGAGTACCACCAACTTCATCTGGAGCACTAATTGTAACTAATGGAGCAGATAGGTCATTATAACGGTGTCCACTGTTTCCAATAACAATTGATGCCTGGTCTAGTGTTCCGTCAACGTTTGCTGAAATAGTTGCCACTGCCTGTTCAGGTGGAAATGGGAACGTAATATCCAAGTCGCCATCAGAGTATCCAGATCCACCACGGACCGGAACTAATTTCTCAACCGAGTATGAATCTCTGCGTACATAATCACTACCACGGTTTTGGATCGTGTATCTAGTAATACTACCGTTAGAGTAGAATTGCGTGGTCAATGACGTGGCAACAGGAATAACTGAAGACGTCATGAACTTGTTACGTAGATAAATTGGGATGGTATACATGTATTTCCAAATATATCCATCAGATAACTCTTGAGGTTCTCTAGCAGTGCCTGTAGGCTTAACTGTAGAGTTTGCGCCACGATTATTATCGAGACATTTATATACGTTATATTCGTCAGTAACTACATAGAAAATTGCAGTTGCTAATGATGTGGCACCTGAAGCTGCAACATTATCTGCACTATATTCGTCATACATGTCATAAACAATGTTTGAAGACCAATCATAGCGTTCGATAACTGCTGCCACATCGTTAGCATCTAAAGCTTTAGAAAAGATAATATCATTTCTCGCCTCTAGCTCATATGGAAATGAGTCGCTAACAGACGGGGGATTAAATTCACTAGAAATTGATTCCCCCGTATCTGGATCTGCGATTGCTGGCCACCGCTGCTTGCGTCCGAACACATAGTGGTAACGCGAAGTCTTCGAAATGATTTCGAATAGCAACGATTTAACAAGATTTGTTCTAAAAGTGGATTTTAGGATAGAAGTGGCCATTATTCAGCGCTCGATCAATTAGTTGATTGTGATAGTCCAAGTGATGGTGATTGTATCACCAGCTTGCTTAGTAACGATTGGGAAAGTCGTACGGCAAAGCATGTTACCTGAAGTTGTGGCATCAAAAATACCAGCTTCAACCAACGCAGCATCAGAACCTGGATTACCTGGCGCGAATGTAGCAACATACTCAACTTGGTTGCTATCTGTACCAACTTGGTTTACGCTAGCCTGAACGCGTGAGTATCCAGATAGTGCAACTTCGGCTTGCAATGCTGTAACGGTATCATCAGAAGACAATGAATCGTCTGTACCCAATGCCATAAATTCCATAACCGCAGCACTGTTGTCAATCATACGGCTGGCAATATATTGCTTACCGACCACAACAACTAGGTTAGGGACGTAGATTTCGTTAGTCACTTTGCCTGAGGCATCGCGCGTAACGACTGAAAGAGAGCCGTCTAATTCGACTCCGGATTTTTTGAAAATCATTTGATTTCTCCTATTTTACGTGAAAGTCGTTCCCGACTGGATTGATCCCGTCTCAGCAAAATAACCTTCTATACTGTACGGGTTAAAAGTAATTTGTCCATAATCATTATTATTTATTGTTTCAGTTATATCCTTATCAAATGGTATTGGAGATACTAGATCTAGAATTCCGATGGATTCTTGTTTACCGAACTCAAACTCGCTTCCATACTGATCCAGGATATTGACAAAATCAGGATCCATAATAATACCACGAGCAAAGATAAATGCTTCGTCTGTGGTAATAGTATCATTGAATCCCTTAACAAAGAATAATGCGCCTATATATTCTAATAATGTAATTGAGTCAACTTTATTAATCGGGAATGATTTGCCGATTAGATCTGCCAAATTGACATCTTCAACAAAATTGTAATCTCTTTCCCATCTTAGATATTCAGAAGATACAATAGAATCATCAATATTTTTATATGGTCGTCGACCAAATGCCGTCTCAATTGCACCCACAATATCTAGCGGGTTTAATCCATAATTTAAACTGCTGACATCCGCAGTTGTATTAGAATCGGTAAAGAAGAATGGTTTAAACAATGCATATACTGAATCCGCAGTGGCCGAATCATCAAATGCACGTTCGATGTCAAATTCCTTACCATTATCTAACATGTTTATAACGCTAGCTAAATACCGTTTTGCATCAACAACCCTAGCAAATTCATCAGAAACTACTGATTCTGATGACAAAGCTTTATTCATTGAATACAGATCAGTGTCAGATGTAGACGAGTAAGAATAATATTTAGGAGCAAATAACAAAGACGAGGCATCTGCAGCAGATGCGTAAGAATCTATATTGGCTCTATTAAAATATTTACCAACCACGTTACTTGTGGTTGCGGTATCGTAATTATATCTAACGAGTACTTTGCTATTAATAATCTCGGAAGATGCTACTGATGAATCTGCAGATTTAGTGAAGCTATTTGAAGATAGATCACTAGAATACATATCATCTTGTACCGGCGGAGATGAGAACCCTTTACCCACAGTCTCCGTAATTGGCGCAGTAT